CCGGCGTTCAACCTGGTCATCGACGGAGTCACCCGGCAGATCTCCTTGTCCGTGCTCAAGGACTCAATCGGCAAGCCCGACATCCGCGACCTCATCCGTAAGGACTAACCCATTTCATCCTATGCCCAAAGAAACCAGCACCCCCACCGCCGCCTTCGTCGCCGCCCTAAAGGCGCTTCACAACCCGAAGGCTAATGCAGTAAACCCGGCCTTTAAAGCGAAGTACGTCAAACTCGACGCGCTGCTCGACGGCATCAAGGAGGGCTTCGCCGATCACGATGTGGCCCTCGTCCAGTACGTCATGAGCGAAGAGAACAAGGTCGGCATCGTGACCTTCCTCCAACACGGAGCCTCCGGCGAGACGATGCCTAAGGAACCCAAGGCCGTCATGGTAAGCGTCCAGGGCATCAACGAGCAACAGCTCGGCTCAAAGGTCACCTATCTCCGGCGCATGACGGCCTCGACTTTGTGCGGCATCAGCGTGGACACCGATGACGATGGGTCCGCGGCCTCCCGCCCGACCATCACCGGCTCAGGTCGCCCCTGGTCCGCCTTCATCCCCGCCGACCTCACCGAGAAGGCGAAGGCCTACGTCGTCGGCAAGGGCTGGCTGAAGGACGGCCAGCAGCTTATCGACCTTCCCCAGGAGCACGTCGCCACGATCCTCGGGAACCAGACCGCGTTTCTCAACGTCATCCGCCGATGAGCGACCAGAAGCCCGCCGACCCATTCGACCCATTCGACCCGATCAAGGCCGCGATGCGCGCCATGCATCAGGGGAACATGCTCGACGCCAAGGACGCCCGAATCCGTCAGCTGGAGGAACGCCTGGAGACCCTCCGCGAGGCCGGGGACGCCCTCGCCTATTGCTACCGCAACGCCCAGACCGTGACCCCCGAGGAACTGATGGACGCAATGCGCGAGTGGAAAGAGGCCCGCATCCATGCCTAACAACGAAGAGTTTTGGGCTGATGCCTGCCGCCGTGCCGAGCAGCGCTGCGAGAACCAAACCCAGACCATCGGCGAACTGCGATACGCAGGAAATGAACTCTCCCGCGTCATGGAGGACATCCTCGGCTCCGGCATGATCACATGCCAGATCTCCAAGGCCGTCATGATCGCCACCGTCGCCAAATGGAAAGAAGCCCGATTCGGCAAATGAGCGACCTCCCCAAGGGCATTGAGCGCATCGCCCAGACCGTGCCTAAGCAGTACGCCCTGCTCCTCTTCCTGGACGGCTTCCCGTACGTCGAGTTTACCGCCCGTAAATCGGCCGACTTCCTGACCGACCTGAACGCCTGGAAGCGCAAGACGTTCCCGTCCCTCCAGCGCTCTCAGGTCCGCTTCTTCACCCTAGCCCCGAACGGCGAAATCAAAGAATTACATCTCATCAAATGACCAACCGCGAACACATGCGAAACCTCCTCACGCAGCTGACGGCCGAAATCGGCGCCATGTGCCCGGAGCATGGAGGCGCCGACCTGATCTCTGACGCGGGCCGACTCGACGACTGCATCCACGCCGCCCGCACCGAGGCCTCCGCCCTTAACCCCGAGGCCATTGAGGAGGCCTATCACATCAAGCCCCTGTATGACCGACTCAAGGTCATCGTGGCGAATGAAAGAACCCTTCGCAATCATCTCGACCGTATCGCCCTGGCTGCCGACCATGCGCTCGACCTCTGCAACCGCCTTTCGGCGCAAGTCGAAGACGAGACGCCGGCAGAAGACGACGCCCTCTGATTTTCCCACACGCACATGCAAATCCCAGACCGCAAAACCTACGACGCCACGGCCGCTCTTAACTACAGCGGCGCGAAGGCCCTCATCCAGTCCGGCCTCCATTATCAGGCCTACCTCAAACAGGACCGCGAGCCCACGCCCGCCCTGATCCTCGGCTCGGCCATCCATTGCGCCGTGCTTCAGCCCAACCTCTACGGCTCGCTCTACGCGACCGCCCCCGAAGGCATCGACCGCCGGACTTCTGCCGGCAAGGCCGCCTGGGCGGAGTTCGCCACCCTCAACGAAGGCAAGACCATCCTCAAGTCAGAGGACGCCCTGACCGTCGAGCAGATGAGCACCGCCGCCCGCGATCTCCTCGCGAAGCATAAGGTCACCATCGCCCGGGCCGAAGTGATGTACGCCGTGGATTACTGCGGATGCCCGCTCAAGTCGGCCATCGACCTGATCTCCGAAGACGGCTACATCTGGGACCTGAAAAGTTGCCTCGACGCATCGCCCAAAGGCTTCCTCGCTGCAGTGCGTTCGTTCCGATATAATTTACAGCAACACTTTTACCGCACCGTCTACGAAATCGAAACGAAGGAACGCCCCCGCGGCTTCCGCTTCGCCTGCGTCGAAAAGGAAACGATGGCGACGGCCGTCTATGAGCTCGGCCCTGAGCTCACGTCCTACGCGGTCGCCGATTTCGAGAAGGCCGTGACCCTCTACAAGTCGTGCTCCGCCCTGGGCGAGTGGCCCGGCTACCCTGACGAGATCCAGACGATCGACCTCAACGCGCCGACCTCCGCCTCCACCCCTATCAACTTCGCCTAACATGGAACCCAACAACGAAAAGAAAACGCTCACGGACATCTCTGTCAGTGGCACCTACAAGCTCAAACTATTCCCGATGAAGTTCGGCAAGTTCTACCCGGACACGGACTTTGATACCAAGGAGCCTAACGGTTGCATCTACTACATGGTCCACTTTCAGGACGACAAAGGTAACTGCCTTAACAAGCGGTTCACCAGCAAGAGCCCCAAGGCGCTGAATCTCCTGCGCGCCAAGTTCAACGGCGGATGGGCTGAAGACAAGGACCTGCTCCGCACGGACTGCTCTGAAGCCGAGTTCATCGAGTTCATGCGTCCGGCCTTTCTCCAGACCTGCCTGATCGGCGTCGAGGTGACCGACAAGGGCGTCAGCGCCAGCGGCCGCAAGAAATACGGCTACAGCCTTACCTACCCCAAGGGCTCCCAGAAGCCCGTCGTCAACGACACGCCCGCAATCGACGAAGCGAACCCGCCCTTCTGATGGACAACCGCCTCAAGCTGCGGCAGGGCATAATCGAGGCGCTGCTCAAGGCGCCCGACCTGTCCCATCGTCGCATCCGCCGTAAACTCGGCATCTCCGCCCGACAGGTCCGCATCGCCGCCAAACTAGCCAAGCGAGCCAGCAAGGCGCAGGCCTCCGCCGAATGACCCCCATGGCCGCCCCGACTCTCGTCCTGATCTCGGGGTTCGCTCGGGCGGGGAAGGATTGCCTAGCGACTGGCATCCTGGAATGGGCCAAGCGACCCGCCCGCAAGACCAACTTCGCAGACCACCTCAAGGACGCGGCTAACGACTTCATGTGGTCCTTGAACCTTGAGGGAGACTTCCATTCAGAACCCTTCAAGGTCAGACATCGGGACGTGCTCGTCACCCTCGGCCGTTTCGCCCGCTCCCTCAACGTCAACGTCTTCGCCGAGAACCTCGCCAACTACGCGCCGATCCAGATGAGCGCCGACCAACTCGCCCCAGAGACCGTCGTCTGCTCCGACCTCCGCTACCTGAACGAGGTCCGCGTCTGCCAGGACATCCTCTGGGAGCGTGGCTGGAAGGTCCGCACCGTCTTCGTCTCCACCGCCGGCGTCGGCCCGGCGAACGACGAGGAGCTCGACAGCATCTGCGAACTGAAGGCCGAGCATTCCTTCGATCAGGAATACGTCTTCGCCCCTAACTCCCGTAATCACATAATGAACGAGGGGAGACACTTGGCCCTCAACTGGAACCTATGAGCCCCAAGCCCGACCCGCGGCGCCTTACCGAAGAGGATTACGCCTGGGCGGCTCGCATCGGCATCTCCCGCGAACGCGCTGACTTCCTCGCGTCGTGCCCGTCGAACATGAAGTATGGCAACGGGGAGCGCCCGCAGTACGACCGCCCGCAGTCCCTCAACCGCAACATGCAGAAGCTCGGGAACCTCTGGTACTTCCGGCTTCGCCGTGACGGCCTAGACATCCGCGAGACCCTAGGGGATAACCTGATCGCCGCCAGGAGGAAACGGGACGACCTCCTCAAGCAGTACGAAGCCGCCCCTCCTAAAACCGAAACCCGCACATGAGTAAACT